GGTACATCAGACTCATACTTCATGAATAATCGTTCAGTTGCAGAACTGGCTATGAAAAATGGATTAAGATACAGTGCTAGACTTCAGGTCGATCTTTGGAAAAATAACTGGGGTACTTAAACAAAGGAAACATATGTTCAATAAATTAAAAAATCTTTTTTCATCAGCCAAGCCTGTCTCTGATGTAGATAAAATTGTTCCTGTATTTGATGTGAGTTCAACGGAAAAGAGTCCTAAAGAAAGGGCCGAGGAATTGGGTGAACCTTGGGTTTCCGTGACTGCTGTTGATTTAGATCCTGACAATATTGGCAATGGAAGCCTAACTCTTGATTGGAACGACAAGTTTATCACAAACTTAGTTCGTGCTGGCTATCAAGGGAAAACTGATCAGGCGCTGGTTGATTTTTGGTTCCAGACAATCTGCAGGAACATTTTGGCTGAGACCTATGAACAAGAGCAAGCTGATCCAGATAATAGACATATAAACAAACGAGATTTAGGATCAGGCCGATCGGAAATAAGTTAAATTTCAAGAGGCTGTTGTTGTACAAATACAACGGACTCAATTGAATTGCTTTTTATCTTGACAACCTCCACAAAGGCTGTATAATTCAGACTTCACCAACCAACTGAAAGAGACATCATGTCTTCACCAAATAGCTATATCTATGATTTTTCTAAGAAAAAGCAAACGTTAACTATTAATCAGCAGCAATATATTATGCAGGGTATAACTACTGTTATTAAACAAAATATGTTAGTTCGTACTGGCAAGTTCAATATCTTAAAGGCTCCTACTGGTAGTGGCAAAACTACTACACTAGCCTACAATCTGCTGCCGAGTATCATTCGTGATTTTTCAATGATAAAACGGTTTTTAATACTTGCCCCGCAGTCAGAGACAACGGATTCATTACATAAGATAATTCGGGAAGAACTTGACGGTTATATCATTGACGGCCGAGAAGTCATTGTGTATGATGATGATGATTACCGATCATTTTTGGCTGAAAAAGCTAAACGACCCCGCCACACTAAGCTTCTTGGAGATGTGCAGATTTTCGTATTCACCACTCAATATGCGTATAATCTGTTTATGAACTCTACTCTACCTAAGGTAGATATACTTTTCATTGACGAAGCTGGATATGGGGTGAGTTGTCCAGGGCCAGCAGAAACCCTTTTAGACAAAGGTTACATGGATAACAATTTTAATCCTTCTTGGTTACCTATGATAAATCATTTGATAACTATAGATAACGTAATAGCTTTTGGATTGTCCGCTACTCCAACGAATAGCCAATCTGATCCATTATCTACTACTTTTAGCAGACTTGCTGATATGCCAAAAGAGAAGATCGCTAATTGCATCACTGAGATACATATTAAAGATGATATTTATACTAACATTGAAAAGGGTGTGATCAATTATCTTTCTCTCATTGAACGAATTGTAATTCTGCAACAGTCTATTACAACAGACACATGGGATAAACTTGAGGGACGCATCTATAAAATGATGCCTGCCCTAATGATTACATCAGGGAAGTCTGATTCCAATCCATGTAATTCTATGCGTTATAAAGATATGCAGAACTTGGTAAAGTTGATGTTATACAAACACTTCAACAATCGTATTCCATCCATTATAAGAATGTCAAATTCTTCTGAGAAGGGCTCATTTTTTGATAATAAAAAAACAGAATCCCTGTCAGATAACGTTGAACTTGCAAATTCTCCTCAATACATTAATTGTCCATTAATTGTTGAATTACTGATGAGTGGTAATATGGGTATGAATATACCTCGTATCCATACAGTAATTGTTGGTAGTCGTCCTTCACAAGATACAGTTCCACATCGGGTTATTCAAATCGCCGGTCGCTCTTCCCGTATGCCATTCTTCCATAGTAATGTACTAGCCGCAGAATTCATTCGGGACCGGGATATTGATGATGACCAAAAGGAACTAGTACTGGAATACTACATCCAATTAACAACCTCTAATGTCATTCTTCCCAACAACAGTGCTCTGATGATAGATGTAAAAGATATATATGGTGCTGATACTTGGGATACTATCGAGGGGACATCAGAATTAAACGAAATAGTTTTTGACAATACATTCAAATATCGGGCAGCGCGACATAAAAATTCCTTTGACATTGGAAACGCACATCATGTATATCGCAAAAATATGTGCGAAGTGTGCAGGACCGAGGAAAATGGAAAGACCAGGTGCTACAATCTTGTATTTGATTTGCACATTGAACGATATGAAACTAACATCACACATGAAGAGTTTGAAAAAACAATTTGGAGTAAGATCATTACGGGCGATCATGTGATGCGTGAAAGCCGTTTACACAATGATCCAACCAATTTGGTTTTTGTTTGTCCTTTGCTCCATTCATGGAAGACTATAGTTTTTGAAGATTTCAGAAATGATTATACCAACTTGACACTTGAATAACCATTTGCTATAATGAGCCTATGAACACATTTCTACTCATCGACCTGGCTAACACTTTCTTCAGGGCTAGACATTCGGCTCATAGAGCGTCAAGCCCTGAAGAAAAGATGGCCTTCGCTTTACATGTGACTCTGAGCAGTATCAACAAGTGCTGGCGGGATCAGAAAGCGGATCATGTTATTATCTGTACCGAAGGTCGTAGCTGGCGGAAAGCTTTCTATCCACCATATAAAGCGAATCGTGCAGTAGATAGAGCCGCTGCAACTGAATCAGAACAGGCAGAAGATAAACTTTTTTGGGAAGCGTTTGACCATATGAAAACCTTCTTAACTGAGCGTAGCAACTGCACAGTATTGCAACACGCCCAACTAGAAGCGGATGATCTTGTCGCAGGGTGGATTCAATCGCACCCTGCCGATTCGCATGTCATTGTCAGCAGTGATACTGACTTCTATCAGCTACTTGCACCCAATGTTAAACAGTATAATGGTATCGCAGATGAACTTCATACACTTGAGGGAATCTTGGATCGTAAAGGTAAACTAGTCATTGACAAGAAGACTAAAGAACCTAAGAAGATTCCGGATCCTAAATGGATCCTGTGGGAAAAATGCGTGCGTGGCGATCCAACTGATAATATCTTTAGTGCATATCCGGGCGTGAGGACTAAGGGCAGCAAAAATAAAGTAGGGCTTGAAGAGGCCTTTGCCGATAGAGACAAGCGCGGATATTTTTGGAACAATCTCATGTTACAGCATTGGACAGACCATGATGGGAAAGAACACAAAGTGTTAGACGATTACCGTCGCAATGTTACTCTAGTAGACCTGTCTGCTCAACCTGATGAAATAAAAGCTATTCTAGCAGAGTGCATATCCACTAATAGTGTAGCTAAGAAGAAACCAATGGTAGGTGCACAATTCCTAAAGTTTTGTGGAAAATTTGATCTAGTGAAGGCTAGTGAGCAGGCTGAAGCATACGCCAGTTGGCTAGGTGCTTCTTATAATGTAAAGTGAGAAAAATATGTTGAAGGCAAGACCAGTTGTTACCAATAAGTTTTGGGTCGTAGAGAGCGATGGTAGGCAAGTTGCTACTATTCAAGCAGCCGAAGACGGGGTCGTATTGGTAGAAGGAGAACATCGTGAGAAGTTTGCCACCCTCAAACTTTTGCGTTCCAAGTATAACATCAGTTTAGTACAGACTCCGGTGAAACCTGTTTCACCGGTCTATGAACATGCAGTTCATGACTACCCATGTGATACTGCACCATTCAATCCAATATTTAATATTCAACAGAAACTTCCGTTGTACACCAAGAGTGCCAAGAGTAAGAGTTATTACTGTGCTGGATATTACTTGATTAAGTATGATGCTGAATGGAAGGTTGAGTTTTGTCCAAAAAGAATTTTACTTATTCGGCACCCACGAAAAGGTCCTTACCATAGTATAGCAGAAGCCCAATCAGTGAGTGCTAAATAGTTGTACATATTGAAGATTCAAAAGGATAAAATGAGCCGACCTAAGCCAGTGGTGATACTAGAACACCTAAATAAAACAAACTATAAATGCGATCAAGTATTGAGCAGCGAGGGAGTATGGGCTGTATACTACGATAACAAGCCAATTAATTTGAAAGCCCAAAATATCTTAGTAAGCTATCCTGGCGCAAAATATCGCAAAGTTAGTTTTTCTAATCCAGGGCATTCTATTAACTTGGCTAAGAAACTGAATACTCAATTCAAAACGGATAAATTCACAGTAGTATTGTTGTCACAAGGACATACGGTTTATTCTGCAAAATCACAGTGATAGTTAACTGTGACTCAGCTTGAATGGACTCGTAGATTATTGAATGTATCACCTCATGTAAATGATGATAGAACTGCAGCGGCACATTACAGAATAAATTGGTGGTATAATCCAACTAATAAGAACAGTAT